CATTTGACTGCAAGAACTTTTGCTTTTTCTAAAACAATTTTAGATTTAGCAACCATGTCTCGCATCATGTTTGGCTCACAATGCCACATAATACCCATGACGATAATGATTAAAAATAATATTAAACTCATTAGTCTTTACCTTTGTTTCCGTCTGGCTTATGGCTGTTTGTATATAATCCAAACCAAGCTGCGCCTGCTCCGACAACAATGGAAATCAATCCTGACTGTTCAAAGCTAGGTTCAGGCAAGTCCATAAACCAGAATGTTGTAAAATATAACAGATACATATAGACACCTAAGAAGGCTCTTGGTATAATTCTCCAACTGTCTATTGCTTCTGCTACAAATATAAATTTTTGATAAGGGTTATCGTTCTTCTCATCTTCAAGTTCCCTTATCCTGTCTTTTAAATCTGACTTCTCTTGAAGGAGTGCCATGAATTTATTAAGATCAATCTCGACCTCATTTCTGTCCATGTCTCCTGAGAAACCACTCATTTGATTTTGCATATTCATTCCTCTATTTCTTAACTAAACTACCACCAAAGTACATGCCAATTATAGCCGATACTAAATTGGTATCTAATTGCGTTATGACCAAACCTTGAAAAGTAATCCATTCAAAAACATCCCGTCCTTCTCTAAAGAACCAAAAACCCGGATTCCAATTGGTGTATCCGACTGTTACATCCACATCTGGATAAAATACTGCGACCATTTTTGGCAGCACGACTATCGCAAACACAGAAACCAAAGCAATTATTCTTCTTGTCCAAGCAAAACCCTTGTCTTTTAATCCGTGATCAAGAGACTGTTGCTTGGCTTTCATCTCGAACTCGCCTCTTGTTATAAGAAGTTTTTGTTGTTCTTCTTTTGCTTTTCTGCTTTGCGACCATATACTTAGAAGACTACTAAGTAAAGTAGAACCCAACATTGTTATAATTTCAAATGGGAAACCCATGCATTATCTCCTCTGCTAGTTCTTCGTAGAACTTTCTAAAATTATCCAGTGACATACAAGAAAGATCTTGTCTTATTTGATGAAGCCTATAGATTTTGTAAGAGGCTTCTAGTTGTTCTTCTGTATATAATAGCATAGTATACTGTCGTATTTTTATTTTGTCAAGTTATTTATTTAAAATAGACTGCAAAAGAGAGCTTGGTACTGGAGTATAATCTTTTTTACCTAAAGGAATATCGTTAGTGTCTGCAAGTTTTAGACCGTATTCTTTTGCTTGTTTTAATGAATCCACTAATCCAACTGCATAGGCTACTTTAGCTACTCTATTATCCAATCCATTATCCCATTTCCCTGCGTTTTGTCGCCTTAAATTTTTTACAAAAAGTTTATCGTCATTGTTTTTAACATCATCAAAAACAGCATTCCAAGATTGCGCTCCCTCAAAGCCTACATTAAAGGCTAAATCTATCAAAGGATATTTATATTTAGTAGGCAACTCTTCCCATACTAAATCTCTATCTTTTAATTTTTTATTCCAACCAAGCTCAAGAGCGCTATTAATTTCAAAAGATATGTCTTGTTCTAATATAAATACTTTATCTTTTTCTGTTAACGGAATATAATCACCATTACTATCTTTAAATTTTATACCGTATATCTCGCCTGTTTCTAATTCGTTTGGTTTTATTTTATGTCCATAACCAATATCAAGGCTTCTTTCGTTTTTAGGTAACTGTTTTTCTCTTTCATCATTTGTTGGCATAGGAACATTACCGTGATCACCTTCTCTACCTTTTAAATTTTTTACAAAAGTTGGATAGTATTCGTCTTGTTTTGAAGTAGACAACAACTGTTCCATTTGTTTTTCTGTTGGTGTTTGGTATCTAGGAGCTGTTACAATAATTTCAGTTAAGCCAGAATCTTCCCACATATACTGTTCTCCATAGTCTACTCCTCCTGCAACTGCTCTTTCAAAAGCATCAACATACTCTGGCATTTTTTTAATAAACCTTTTTAGATCAACATTTTTATAATTACGACTAGCCGATTCAAGATTCATAGCTAATTCAAAATCACTTAGTTTTCCGCCATCTAATAAGTGAGTATAGGCTCTCACAAATAACTCATGGTTACCTTGTAAATTTCTAAAAGGTTTTCCAGCAGGATGTTCATGTATAAACCTGTGAAGTTGCTCGTGCGCTATTGTCATTTTATTACTTCTTGTAACAGGTTCTATCCATTCTATTCTTTCTGGAATATCGTACTCCTCATCGGTTTGCTTAAATCTTCTGTCTTTTACAGCTCCTCTAGCAGGACGAGCATATCTTCCGTGCAACGTTAATTTTTTTTCTTTTTGTGCTGCTGTTTCATCTAGTAGCGTAACAAAGCCTCTTGTGTTTTCCCAATTATAATCTTTGTCAGGATCGTATTTATCTCCCATTATTCTTTTAGGATCTGGTATTGCTCCTTTAAAATGAGCAGATTTTGTAGGAACTCTTTGGTTTTGGTTAAACCTGTCTATTTCTTTTACAACTAAAGCCTGTAATTTATTTGGAGTTATGCCCTCTTGTTTTTGTATAGATTTAATTCTAGGCATTCGTGAATCTATAGTTGAATCAGCCGACTGTCCTGTTGGACCTAATCCTACTCTAAACATTGCATCTTGAAATCTTTTTTCTGCTATTGCTTTTTCTTGATACTCCCTAACATCAGGATCTTTTTGTTGGCTAATCAATATATCGACATCTTTCATCGACATATTTCCTTTCATTATTCTTTTTTGTTCTTTTGCAAAAGCATCGGCAGCTTGTTTACTTTTTCTTTCTGCTAATTTTAAAGGGATGCGTTCCCACGAAGGAATGTATCGCATGTTTTCTGTTCTTTTTTGTCTTTTAAATAACTCTTCTTCTGCTTTAGGCAGTTCTTTTTCCACTTCTTCAATAGCTATGTCATCTTCAGGACTAACCTCATAACCAAACAATTTTTGCAATGGATAAAACCAGCTCATCACTTACCTCTAAACAACTGCGGATACTTCTGATACAAGTAATCAGAATACATTTCGTCTGCCATGTCAGGATTGTACATGTCACTTTCAGGATCTTTCATGGCTTCTATTTTTGCAAAGAACCCAGCGTCTTCATCGTCCCATTGAAGCTCTTTAATTCTAGCCTCACGATTTCCTTTGGCATACAACGCATCGTCTTCAGGCACTCCAAGATCTTTTGCGGTAGCGCCACGAGGTTTATCCATAGGCTTTCCAATAGCAAGTTTACTCTTTTGTGTAGGTGTTTTATAGATAGGATCAATCGTTTTATTTTTAGGCACAAACTTAGAACCATATAAATTTTGTGCAATGTCTCTTTCAATAGTTCCTGTTGCTCCTAATTTAAAATCTTTAGCAGTTCCTTCAGGTACTTTTAAATAATCATCTAAATATTTTTTAGTCCACTGAAACTTTTTATTAAAGCTATACTGTGTCATAGCAGTCTTGGCTTCTTTAAAGTCTTTTAGTTTTAAAAGGTCGTCAGAGAACACTATCTTTTTATAGCCTCCTGCCATAAACTTACGTATAACATTTGCCATATCTTCGTTCATTTGTAAATGTCGTTTCTGCATTTGTTCTTTATTAATAACTTGTTTTTTATTTCTTGTTGTTCTATAGTCATTATAATATGCATTGACATTATCTTTAGGTATTCGTTTAGTTCTTATACCTATTGTGTTTTCTAATTTCCTAGCTTTTTCTGCATCTGACCCGGCTATATCCGCCATTGCTCCGCGAGTTTCGTTGTCTGCATATACAAACAAAGTTTCAGGATCATTCATCCACTCTTCAAACATTTCTTCTTGTGTTACTCTGTGCTGGTTGCGATCAAAAGCTATTCCTTTTTTTCTACGTTTAATAATTTTACTAGCTGCTTTTCTAAAGAACGGACCACCTGCAAACTTTTGTATTCTTTCCATCTGCTCATCGACAGGCTCAAGTCCTTCTCCCTCATATATAATACCATCGTACCCAATATCTTTTAAAATTTCTCGTATCTTATGGCTTGCTACAATATTAAGTATGCTTTCTAAATTAGGAAGGTTTTCTTTTTGTTTAATTGATTGTTTCTTTAAAGAGTGGTGGAACAACAAATCTTCTATGTATTCTTCAGCTACCTCTTTTGAAACAACAGCGTCTTCAATTATTTTATTTTGCAACTCTTTGTTGTTTTGCACTTCTTCAACAAACTCAAAGCCCTTTAAAGGTACATCCATGTTAGAAAGATCCAAAGGTCTAACCATTCTAACGTATCCTTTTAATGAAACACCCTCACTATCAGAAGCCTCTGTAGAAAGATGAACACCAATTCTATCTGCATCTCTGAAGTCTTCAGCATCTTGTTGTGCTGTGTTTTTATTTATAGTTCTATATACAGGCTCTGTGATTCCTTTTGCGTATCCTTTAAGTTCTTTTTCTGTATAGGTACTAATAGAATCTTCATCTTTAAATATAGGAGCAAGCTTTCTAATATCTTTTGTAATAAGAGAATATGTTTCA